ATTGAATAATGGATTCGATTAAGCGCAGCGATATTCTCCAGGGAGATATCTGCTTCCTATTGGAGATCGAATATTATGGAACTCCATATCGATTCTCTACTATCCCGATTCAGATCGAAGATATCGCGGAGAATCAGATTATCCCATATCGAGGAGGCCTATCCGATCCCGATGTCAATCTCCAATCTCAGAGAGTAGGAGTAGATCTGGAAGCGAATACGATCTCTCTGGAACTTGTATTCGAGGAGGTTGATTGGATTCGAGAATGGAAGCGAGGGAGGACTCTGAACGATTCTTCCTGTGAACTCTCGATGGTAATCGTATTCGAAGGGAAAACGAGTTTCACCATCCAAGATCGAATCGGGATATTTAAGGGAAGAGTTCTCGATGCCATCTTCGGAGATCCAGCAGCTCAGATGGGATCTATCTCCTTCTCCATCGAAAACAGTACGAATATTAGAGATATCAAACTGGTAGGAACTCATCATATCATTAGAGAAGAGGAGTTCTCTATCGGGATTATCGAACAATCTAAAGGAAAGGTCGTTCCATTCGTATTCGGAGATCTGGGAATCGCTACTCTGGAGACTCGAACAGGAGATCTAACTACGGAGAATCAGATCCCAACCTCTCCAGCCTATCAAGCTGGGGGAACTCCTACTCTCCTCACTCAATATTTTCTCGTAGCCTATCACGAAGTTATCGGAGGGAGGGTTCGAGTATATGATGGGAATGGGGGAAATATGTTGAATCCAGCCTATCAGATGGTCGATTCTAGAGGAAAAACTCTCTCGTATGTTCCTTACTACATCACAGGAGTAGGCTCCCCAGAGGGAACGAATCTCGAGGATAATGGGTTCCAACTATCCTCCCCAGAACTCTCCTTCGGTTATTATGCCTCTTGGGGAGAATCTAACGGAGCGCATCCGAATCCCTTCTCGAATGGTTCTCTCAAATCCGCAGTAGATCTATCTCTATTCGTTCTTGAGCTCTCGGGGTTGGATTATGATATCGGAGCCTGGAGAGGCCTCGAGGGAGTTCTCAATCGATATAAGTTCTCTGGATATGTAAACGATCTGGAGGTTTCTGCTCTTGATTGGATTCAGAATAATATCTGGGAGTTACTCCCCATCGAGATCACAAATGGCCCGAAGGGAATCAAACCGAATCTCGATCTCTATATGTACTCTCAAACCATCGAACCTACTCATTATCTCTATGACTCTGGAGAGCTAGAAATCATCTCTCCATTAACTCCGCTCGAGCAAGAGATATATAATAAAATAACGGTTCGATTCGGTTACGAAGGTTCTCAGGGGAACTATCGCTCGAAGGTAATAATCGATCCTGATGCATCAGAAGAGATCGGATTAACTTATACGGATGCACTCGCGGAGATCTCCTTCTCGAGATATGGCCTTCGTGAACTGATTATCGAGGCTCCATTCGTATGGGATCTGGATACTGCGGTTCGCATCGCGAGAGATAAGATTCGATATCATGCTCTACCAGCTTACGCGATAGAGATCTCAGCAGCTCCGAAGTATGGCTATCTGGATCTGGGAGATATTGTATCTCTCACTTCGGAGAGAATCGGATACGATTCTCATAAATGTCAGATTATGAGTAAATCATGGAGTAACAACCGATGGAGATTCATTCTTCAGCTCGAGGATAATCCTCTGGTGAACCTTCGCAATTAGAATTTGCCGATATTCAATAAAATATCGGATAGGATGATATCATGGTAACAGTATATCTAGATCGACAACATTGTGGAAAGCCTTCGAAGCCTATGGATCGGGGTGCTACTGTTTTACCTTCCCCAGAGTTCGGGAAAGGGATGGAAGCTATCTATACAGGATATCTATCGCTCCTCATCGAGGAAAAGTTACTCGAGATGGGTGCTACTGTATTCTCGATATCGGATGGAGAATATCGCGATAGGCATCGCAGAGTTAATGATATAGCGAGTCAGTTCGAGGGGCCTCAAGTCTATCTCTCCCTTCATCTGAATGCAGGGAATGGAGATTACGCGAGCTTCTTCCATCATCATCTATCTACGAATGGGAAGAATCTAGCAGAGAAGATCGCAGCTCGGATGGAGAGTTACCAGGATAAATATCCAGATATTAAACGATATCTCGTTAAATCTGCGAATCCTGATGACTGGACTCGAAACGCATATTACACCATCCGCGGAGTATCGGATCCCGTAGCGATCTGCTGCGAACCTATGTTCATCGATACCCATCGCGAATACTTAACTCTCCCCCATCTCGAATCGATAGCTCAAGCTATCGCGGTAGGGATCTTCGATTGGGTGCTATAATGGAAGAGAATCTCATTCATCTCATGTTAAATGGGGGAGCGAATATCGCGTTCGGTTTATTCCTCTATATGCAGAATAAAGAACTCCAGAAGCGAGCAGATGATCGCGAAACCAAGCAAGAGCAGAAAGAGAAGGAGCTTCGGGATCGTTATGATCGAGTTATCGCAGATATGCAAACTCGAGAAGATACTATTCGAAGAGAACTGGTAACGGAGATCAATGATCTGGAGCGTAAAGTAACTACTCTGGAAACTAAGATAGAGCATATCTTCAAGATCGTAGATGAGATTAAGGCTCGGTTCGTAACGGTTCGATAATCTTCTCGATACTATCCTCAGAGAACAGGCTAAAAGGCGCGCGCTTAAAAAAAGTCAAATCTTCTGGGGAATCATTATGAACCCAGAATTCACTCAGGAAGGGAACCATCCCTTCTATCGTGGTATATAGTAATCGAGTATCGATGATACCCATATAGAGTCTCCCTTTATAGAGGAATCCTTCCATAGTCAGATCGGATATGAGTTCTCCCTTCTCGATGGAGCTCAAGCGCGAAGCGATCTCCAATCCTCTCTCGGGGAATGCGCTCCTCCTATGTCTCATAGAGAAATGTTGCATCGGTTTACTCTTCCATAGCCGAGCGGAGATGGTTTTCTCTTCTCCATTGTACCGGTAGAGATAATCTATTCCATTATCGGTATCGATGCTCATCCCGAGTGTAGAACTCCAGGTTCCTGGATACTGCTTCGAGATGGTTGGAACCACGAATCCAAACCATAATCGATCCGATTCTTTTAATCTGAACTGCGTACTCATATCGATATCTCCGAGATGAGAGCAGTATAATCGAAAAAAGATGCATTATTTTATTTTTTTTGTTTGCATAGTATATAAAACTATGGTATATATATATATATCCAATGAGGATATAAAAACAACGAGGTACAAAATGAATCTAGCAAGATTACAAAATCAAATCAATAACTCAAAAAACACAGAAGAAGCATTAAACGTGGTAGATGTCTTCGATCTCTCTATGGGTACTGTATTAATCCATAAACGATCTGGAGCGGAGATTGAGCTTCGATACGTTACTCATCACTATATTGAGGGATTACAATATATCGGAGTCTGTAAAGATGGGATTCAATGGTTCGTAAATGCTCACAGTTTAACTAATAAATGGAATATCAAAAAATAATCTTATTGGAGGAGCCTTCGGGTTCCTCCTCATCTATCGAGGTACAAAATGAAAATAAAACTATTAAGAGAGAATATAGCGCAGCTCGAGGAGAAAGCAGTAGAAGCCTATCTCGAGAAGAATTTCGCAGAGGTTCGAAGAATCGGGATTATAATCGAGATTAACTTACAGATGATCAAACAACTAGAAGAATCAGAGGTACAAAATGACAAGAAAAACAGCTAAACAAATCGGAAAGAACATCGGGTTCGGATTCGTAGTTATGGGGGCCACGTTGCTCTGGTTCCCCATGTTTCATGCGATTAACGCGATCGCAGTAGCTATTATGGGAGGTTTACAATGAGTTATAGAAGAACATACATTCGCAGAAATGGGAGAACCCAATATCGAGAGAACTCTGGGCAGCGAAGAGATGAGCAGAGATTCGATATTAATGGGAATAATGGGTTCGTATGTCGTTATTGGAGTCCGATATATTGTCAATGGGTATGGGAAGCGCAGCTCATGAGAGAAGGCCTTATATATAAGCGAGAGTTCACTGGAACCGATCCTCTGGAAGCGAAGCTCTGGTTATTCTCGAAAAATGATGCTCTAACGAATCCGCAGTTCGCTCGAACTCTGGGAGAATATATTACAGATTCGAACTTTACCCATGAGGATCTAGCAAGCCTCGCAGATCTCACGAAGGCAACTAT